AAAATAATTAATAAAGTCTCATAACCCTTATATCCTTGTTCAATACCCTGTATGCCCTTGCATGAAGGCTTATAGCCCTTGCATCATCGCTAGGTGTGCATTGCTGCCACGTGAAGGCAGACGCTTGATAGCGTGAAGGAAGAAACGCAGGCATAGCAACGCTTTACACCCCAGAACATAATGTAGATTATCAGACGTTTACCATGCAATCAGGACTAAAACGCTAAAACCTTGCATGACAAGGGGAAAACATGGTATTTAAAAAAATTTTTCCCTACTCCACCTGTTTAATTAGGGAGATATAATTTATATGGAATCACTTCGTGATAAGTAAACACCTTTAAAACAAGTTTTAAATGTGTTATTATAATTGAGTAACTATCAGGAGGTATACACCACCTGCCTACGGGGTCACCGCTACCCGCCCTCCCTCGGGGGGTTCGCAGGAAGCCTGCTCCCCCCCTTCGGGGACATGGGTAAATGGTTTTATATCCCCCCATAAACTAAACCAAAATCCTAAGCACTATACAAATTAAAGGAGTCCTCTATGTTTCCAGTTCCTTCAGGTGATAAACGCAATCCATTGTTGTGTTATACGAGTGAGGGTGATTTGGACATGGTGGGAACGTTAAGGGAGGGATTGGAGAGTGGAGAGAACCCGATCTTGGTGTTACAGGATTTAATGCGTAGTGAGGATGACAAGATTAAGTTGTTGAGTGCTGGCAAGTTGGTGGATGTGATGATGAAGTTAGGTGAGAAGGGTGTGAGTGGGCTGACGTTACAGTTGGTCAATTTAGATATGAGTGGTTACGATGTGGAGGAGATGAAAGGAGTGGTGTTGGATGCGAGTAGAGAGTTGGTTGAATAAGAAAAAGGAGTAATAGCAGATGTGGAAAGATTTGTTAAATCTATTTTGGTCAAAAAAAGAAATCCCTAAAAACAATCCTATTCCCCTTTATCAAACACTTGCCCCTTTAAGGGAAGAGTTTATGAGTGTGCCACAAAGAAAATACGCTATTACTGTTAGTCTGCTTCGTGGGTTAGAAGAGGCTAAAGAATTAAATAATGAAGCAAGAAGAATTACTCAATCAGTATTACACATTATAAAAAACCCCCAGTGTTGAGCTGGGGGGGTTGTTTTACAGAGTAGAATCGGAGTGAAACCATGATAAATAAAAAGGTATACGATATGCCCACTTAGTATAGCACAAGTTTAAGGGATTCGCAATGATTGTTTTGGTTGATCCTGAATATCGTCCACGCCGTTATCAACTGCCTGTATTTAAGGCGATTGAGAATGGGGTTAAGCGTATCTTGCTTGTTTGGCATCGACGAGCTGGAAAGGATAAGACGTGTTGGGAGATATTGTTATCTTCTGCGTTTGAGACGGCTGGGAACTATTGGTATGCGTTTCCTGAATACTCACAAGGACGCAAGGCGTTCTGGCAATCGATTGATTCACAAGGCAAGCGGATTATTGATTACATCCCTGCTCAACTGCTGTACAAGAACTCTAGTGACCAAGAGATGATTATCTATTTGAAGACAAGGGATAACATTGAAGGGAAAGACCCTAAGAGTCACTCGACGATACAAGTAGTAGGAGCGGATAAGCCTGACTCGTTGAGGGGGTCAAACCCTAAAGGGGTTATTGCGTCCGAGTTTTCTGAATGGAAGAAACCGTCTGTGTATGAGACCATTATTGAGCCTGTGCTGGTTGAGAATGGAGGCTGGTTCCTAGCTAACGGTACACCAAAGGGTCGCAACGCCTTATATTACCTGTATGAAGCAGCTAAACAGAACAAACACTGGTATACTTCTTTGCTTACTATTGAGGATACCAGTAAAATCGTAAACGGAAAGGTCGTGCCTGTGATTAGCCAAGAAGATATACAAAACATTCGAGATAGAAAACAAACCCCTGAAGAGATTATCCTTCAAGAATACTACTGCGACTTTAACGCCCCTGTATCAGGAACCTACTACGCTCAACAACTCGATCAGCTACATGAAAGAGGTAATGTTAAACACCTACCCTATAACCCCAAACTCAAAACCTACACTGGCTGGGACTTTGGCTATAATGATGCTACCTCCGTTTGGTGGCTACAAGTTGATACTGAAACAGGTATCGTTCATGCCATAGATTATCAAGAATGGATTTCAACACCACTGCCGACGATTTGCCATGAGGTCAATCGTAAACCCTATAACGTCCATAAACATATTGCCCCACATGATGTCCTGCAATGTAACGAATCAGGACTAACCAAGTTTGACATTGCTAAACAAAATGGTGTTACCTTTCACTACCTCTCCGATACCGTCTCCAAGAAGGCTCGTAAACCTCCATTGCTTGACGGAATAGAACAAGTACGGTTACTCCTGCCTAGAATGTTGTTCTGCTCCGAGAACGCCAGCGAAGGGCTTGAGTGCCTAAGAAACTATAAACGAAAGTATGATGCCGATGCAGGGGTTTATCAAAAGATGCCTGTACATGATAAATACTCGCATGGAGCCGATGCGTTAAGAGCATTTGCCGTGTGGTGGGCTGAAAATGAGAAACATGAAAAGTTAAGCTTGAAACCTTCTACCGTAAATGTTATAGTAGATTATAAATACCTAGATTAAAAGGGAGATTTATTTATGGGTGGCAGTCCTAAAATCCAAGAAGCACCAAAAACACCAACTTTAAGCGATTCAGAAAGCTTAGCGGAACGCAAAGCTTACTTACAACGCACCAGTTCTTTGCTAAAAGATACTTTGTTCGCAGGAAGCAAACCACAAGAACCTGTTGAAACCAGTAAAAAAACATTACTCGGAGCTTATCAATAGTTTATGAAAGATTATAAAATACAGTCGATTCTTAAACGATTTGAAAACATGAAAACAGAACGCTCCAAAATGGAACACCTGTATTCAGACATAGACCGCTTTGTTATGGATAGAGACGGCTGGTTTACGAGTGGACGTATTACAGAAGGCAACCGTAGCCATGAAGTTTATTCTAAAGCTGGTGTTAAATATAACATCCGTTTTGCTTCTACCCTTCAAGGATTAGTCGCCCCAGCCGAACAGCGGTGGTTTACCCTAGAAACCAGCTTTATAAACCCTTCAAGCACCTCCTACGAGGCTCGTCAGTACCTTGATTTGTTAGAAGAGACGTTATACTCCACGTTTTCGTCAACGAACTTTTATCAAAAGAGCCTTGAACTATTAACGGATTACACCGCTTATGGACTGGCTGGGATGTACATTGCATCCGATCCTGAAAAACGCATCCGCTTTATTTCTGTACCTCTTAGAGAGATGTTTATCGACACTGACTTTAATGGTGAAATTAACACAGTGGCTCGCCATTTTACAACTACTCTTCGAAGCCTAGAGGGACGCTTCCAAAAAGCCATACAAGGGGATGCTCAATCCTTCAAACAGTTCCAAGCAAACCCCGATACCACGGTTGAATGTTTACACGTCGTGATGCCAAACGACAAATATAATCCCAAAAGCAACAACTCCAAAGCTAAAAAGTATAAGTCTTGTTACATTTTAAAAACAAACGATTTGATTCTTGAAGAAATGTATTTATCGACGATGCCGTATGTGACACCACGTTGGACAGTATACTCGGGCGAAGTCTATGGACGAAGCCAAGCTATGATAGCCATACCTGACTTGAAGGTTATGTCTGCTATGGTAAAGAACGCTTTACAGGGTGTAAACAAGCTCGCAAACCCCCCTCTGCTCGTCTCTGCGGACTCAATCGCAGGACGTGGGCTTAACCTTACCCCTGACGGTGTAACGGTCATTGACAAGCTTCAAGGTGGCACGTTCGAGAACACGATTAAAGTATTGGATAGCAAGGCTCGCCCTGATATTGCGTTAAATGCGATTGATATGTGGGAGCGTAAGATTTCGGAACTTTTCTTTGCGGATATGATTCAAGAAGACAAGCAGGCTCGTATGTCTGCTACGGAATCATCTACTCGTCAAATGCTTCGAATTACAAATATCTCTCCACAAATCGGACGGCTAGAGCCTGAATACTTAGATAGATTGATTGAGCGTTGCATCTCGATTCTTTTAGAGGACGGACATATGCCTCCTCCTCCTGAAGACTTGCAGAATGTAAAGATTGAATATCGCTCACCACTCGCTAAAGCTCAAAAGATGCAGAGCCTAGACGGTGTTCAGCAGTTCTTACAACTCGCCATGGGTATGGCTCAAATCGACCCTGCTATTCCGCAGTACATCAACACGGATTATATCTTACAGTATATGTCGATTGCCACCGATATTCCAACAGGGGTGTTAAAAAGCCCTCAAGATATTGAGCAAATTAAACAAGCAATGGCTCAACAGCAAGAACAACAACAAAAACTTCAAGGCATGGAGCAAGCCACGAACATTGCTAAGAACGCAGGTAGTGCAGAGCAGAGTCTAGCCACCGCAGAAGCTATGGGGAATCAGCAATGAAAATGAGCGAATGGTTTAGTGACCCCTTCTTAAACAGACTTATGCTTTATGTATTTACAGTGTCTTTAATTTTGGGAGTATGGACTTATTATGAAGAAGAAAAAGAATTAAACGATTTTCTTGACTGGAAAGAAAAGCAAGAATTAAAGGACAAAAAATGAATCCGTTTAAAAGTCAACTTAACAAACTTCGTGCAGAACTAACGCCTGAAGCAGCCAAGATTAAAACGATTGAAACGTACAAGAAAGTATTTGGAACCCAAGACGGTAAGTTTGTTTTAATGGACTTGCTAGATCGTAGCACCTTTTTTGACCCTCCAGTTACAGGAAAGACCGCCACTGACTATGCGTTTAGTGCTGGCGAGCAGTCTGTTATCGCAGGGATTCTTGGGATTCTAAACATAGATATTGGTTTATTTTTTAATAGTAGTCAAGCCCAAGTGTGGGTAAATGAGGAGGACGTTTATAATGTCGATTGAAGAAATCAAAGAAGAACAAGTTGTTGAAACGCCAGCAGAAGAAACACCTTTTGCTGAAACCGCACCTGTTGATAGTGAAGTTGAAGAAGAAACTGGAGAAGAGCAAGAAGTAGAGGAAACGCAAGAAGAGAAAGCAAAGCGTAACCGTCGTACTAAAGCTCAAATTGAAGCTGAAAAAGAATGGGAAACCGCTGATTTGTCTAAAGCCTACGGTGAAGACATCGGCGATATGTACAAAGCCCCACCTGAACTTCTTGAAGAGTTTAAAGCCTTTGCTAAAGAAAAGGGCTACACCGCTCAACAAGCCAGCGAGTTGTTAAACTTACAAGCTGAAATGGTTAAAAAACAGGAAGCCTTATTTGAAAAGCAGATCATTGCTCAAACAGAAGCCACTCGTAAAGAGCTTGAAGCTGAATGGGGAGCGGACTTTGACGCTAACATGAAAGGCATTAAGAATCTGATTGACTCTCGGGCTAGTGAAGAAGTACAGAACCTTATCATCACATCTTTTGGCTCAAACAAAGAGATGCTTACTTTTCTAAATGATGTTGCTAAAGACTTAGCAGAGCCTAAGTATTTTGACGGCAACGGTCAAGGTGTATCAGGCTCTTTTGCTACTGCACAAGACGAATGGAACAATGAAGTAATTAAAGTTCCAGCGTTGCGTAATGCGTTGACAGATCGTGCTAACCCTCTTTATAACCAAGCACAAAATACATGGAATAGCATTATGAATAAGCATGAGGCTATAAGAATAAAGAGCTTGCAATATCAAAAAGGATAGTGTACTATTTTAATAGGGCGTAGTTGTTAATATAAGAAGGGAAGAGGTTTGATGCCAGCTAATTATAACTTGCCAGCTTTAAACTCTACTGCATTTGATAATTCAGTAAGAGAGAAGATTGGAACAATATCTTCTATTTTTAATCCCATGATGACAGCTTACCCTATTCCTGCAGGGAATGAAGCAAAAACATGGAATCAAGGTGGGCGTTCTGCTTCCGCTAAAGCCTACGATCAGCGTTTTGGCGATACAACTTACCAAGATATTGATTTTGAAAAGCGTACGTTTTTCAAAAAATACTGGGATGTGGACGCTATTCCTATTGATGAGTTCGCTGATTTAGACTCAATTTCGTTCTCCCCCGAGAACCATTACGTCAAAATGATTTCAGAAGCATTGAACAAAAAGAGAAACGATGTTTTTATTGATGCTTTTGAAGAAGATGTTATTGTTACTAACATATTGAACGCTGACGGAACAACGGGTACGACAACTCGCTCGTTTAACTCTAGTAACATTATTGCTCGTGATTTTAACTCAAGTGGAACAAACACTGCTTTGAGCTTAACAAAACTTGACGAGTTAATAAATAGAGCTGAAGACAACAAGCTGATTGGGGATGAGTTTGAACATATGAATGGCTTTAGTCTTTGTATGTTAATGACGGAGCGTCAATCCAGTTTATTGTATAATCAAGCTCGTACTTCAAGTTCTGAATATGCTACATTTTTCAAATGGGATCCTATGAAAAATAGAATCTCCAACTACAGAAGCATTAAGTTTGTGTATTTTTCAAGCAACATTAAAGAATACACGGCGACGGATACAATTCAGAAGCTTTACGCTTGGCATCCGAAGGCATTTATTTACGACCCTGAAAACGTCAAATCTTATGCATCTTCTAATATGCCCGAGAAAAAGTACAATGGTCAAGTTTATTCTAAAATGGCATACAACGTCATGCGTGTGTATGAAGAAGCCGCTTTCCGTGTGGATTGTAAAAAATAAGGAACCTAGTTTATGGCAAACTTTTTATCTGATCCTAGAAAACAACAAACGGCTAAAAGCCGTAGATTAGATCCTGAATACCGCTCAAAGGTGCGTCATTACGACATTGATGTATTGACCACTGGTCTTGTTAATGGAGATACCATTGAACTTATCGCATTAGAAGGTGGGGATGCTGTGTTGGGTGCATCTACGGTAACGTATGAAGCACTTGGTGCATCAACCACCGTAGCGATTGGGATTACTGGTACTGCTGGTAAATACTTAGCAGCTACCTCCACAGCTTCCGCTGGCACGACCTCTCTTCAGGCAGGGCTTGTAGATCGTACTCGTACGGCTAGTGCAGGCGAGACGTTGTTTTTAACCATTGGTGGAGCCAACCCCACCACTGCTAGGAAAATCAAGGTATCCCTGTTAGTTTCAGGAGTTTAACCTATGTCAAAACTGGAGGTTTGTAACCAAGCGTTATTGCTAGTGAAACAGCCTCCAGTTTTTGATTTGGACGCTACTTCTTCACAATCAAGAACACTTAACATTATTTATGACAGGTCTTATGCTCATCTACTGTCTTCTCATTACTTCAATTATGCCCTAAAGACAGCAGAACTTGTGGCTATTTCAGGAGTTACTCCCTTTGTTGGGTTCAGTAGCGTTCGAGCTATGCCACAAGGAGCATTATCATTAAAGGATGTCGTTGATGCGGACGGACGGCAAGTAAAGTTTCGCATCGGAGCAGACGGCATCCATGTAACAAGCGGTGATATTCTTTATGCCGAGTATACTTACACGATTGATATTGATAAAACATCGCCATTGTTTAGAACAGCTTTAGCTTATTACATGGCAAAGCAAATGATTAGTTCAGTCACGGCGACTGGCGTTACCCAGCAATTATTAAACGCTGACTTCTTGGAGCATTGGGGCAAGTGTGTTGCACATGACGGCGTACATGAAGACATTAAGCTTGTCAACCAAGATGTTTATGGTCAGTCTTACCTAGCCAATAGTCCTTACGCTCCTAATGGGCGAGGGTTTCGATAGTGGTACTTTGTAAGCAAAACTCTTTTGCATCAGGAGAGGTGTCTCCTAAGTATCACCAACGCTTTGATTTGCAAGCGTATGAAACCTTTGTGGCTGAATTAGAAAATATGTATCCTCTTGTAAGTGGAGCTATTACACGTCGCCCAGCCGTCAATTACTTTGACAGCACAACAGGTTTGCGTTTCGTTGAGTTTATTTTTAACAACTCACAAGCATTACTTTTGGTATTTGGAAATCTAACAATGAGAGTTTATAACCGTAACGGTGCGGTTTTAAGTGGTGGCACTCCTTATTCATTAACAACCCCTTATGGCACAAGCACGGTAGCAGATATAAAGACGACGCAAATTAACGACGTGGTTTATATATGTCACCCCAGCTTTCAGCCAAGAAAACTTACACGATTAGCGGACAATAACTGGACGCTTGCTACAGTGTCTTTTGTTGACGGACCATACGAGAGCATTAACACATCGGCTACTACTTTAACACTTTCAGGATCTACGCCTGCACACACTATGACAGCAAGTGCTTCCCTCTTCACTGCGAACGACGTAGGACGGCTTGTACGCTTTGAAAACCCAAGTACAGGTGTTTGGTTATGGGGAACTATTACAGCGTATACCAGTGCGACGGTGGTTACATGGACTGCGGCACCAAACCAAACAGGACATAGTGGAACAACTACCATTTGGCGACTAGGGGCTTTTTATACAGGAAACTATCCGTCAAACGTAGTGTTTCATCAAAACCGATTATGGTATGCTAACACACCTACATTACCGTCAAGTGGCTGGGGTTCACAATTAAATCAGTTGGATAGTTTTGCTCCAAGTAGCAAGGTTGGATCTGCGGACAATATAGGCACGACAAATGCGATATTCTTTACTCTTGCATCAGCCGTAGCATCTACCATTCAGTTTATGGTTTCAGATATTGGCTTGGTTATTGGTACGGAATCAGGTTTGTTTACAAGTAACATTGACACAATTACGCCTTCTAGTTTTTCAATGACGTTGACTTCTTCTATTGCGATGAGTAATGTTCAACCTGTTGTCGTTGAGGGTAACATTATTTGTGTGTCTCGCCTTCGCAACCAAGTTTATTCTTTTGCTTATAGTGATGAGCAAAAAGGTTACGTTTCACAAGATTTGACACTTTATTGGTCGCATATTTTCAATAAACGTGTAAGTCGGATGCGTTATGTTGCGTATCCCACTCCTTTGATATGGTTTGTGTTTGACGACGGTACGTTAGCATCTATGACGTATCACGAAGAGCAGAAAGTAATTGCGGTTGCTCGGCACACTATTGCAGAATCTACAATAGAACATCTTTGCGTATTACCAAATACCAGCACAGGCGTTGATGAGTTGTGGGTTATGGGGACTCGTGGCGGTTCTAAGTTTATCAGCATTATGGCGAGAGAATATGATTCCAGCTTCTTTGCGGAAGACAAGGCAATCAGTGCAAGGTATGCGGATTTATACATTAAGTATGACGGCACAGCAACCGACACCTTTACTGGAGCCACGCATCTTGCAAACAAGACGTGTCATTATATTGCAGACGGAGCGGTGGGGACTGTTGCCGTAAACGGTTCAGGAGGTTTCACCTTGCCATTTGAGGCGAGCGTTGTAGCTATTGGCTTGCCTTATACCTCTACCGTTAAAACGATTGACGTAGGGGCAACCGTAGCCGAAATGCAAGGAATGAGAAAGCAGATACAGCAGTTTAAGGTTTCTTTTTGGGAGTCGATGTATTGTTACGCACAGGCGTTGTTTGATAGACCAGATCCACAGTATAATGTTGACACGATTAGTTTAACCAAGACGTTAGAAACATCGGTTGCTAAGACTCCTCGAACAGGTACGACAGAGGCACAGCGGATTGACTGCGAGAACTCGGAGGAAATCGTATTAAAGTTATGGATAGAAGAGCCTTTACCGCTTACGATTACGGCGATATTTTTCGACATCTCGGCTACACAGATATAACAATTACGGTCTTGCGTCCCTATGTTTTGTATGATTACGAGTGGTTGAACTGGGATGAAATGCACCGTTACCGTTATGATTCGTCAGAGTTTTGTGCGTGGCAGAACGGACAGCCGATATTGCGTGGGGGGATTCGAGAGACGAAAGACGGCAGGCTTGTTCCGTCATTTGCTATAAGAGCCGAGACAAACCCTAAGATGTTATTTCAATTTGTTAAAGAGATTTTTAAAAAAACAGAAGGGCGTAAGTGGACGGCTTATATCGGTAAAGATGATGTCGTCGCACAAAAGTTCGCAAAGCACTTTAATTTTGTTCAGAAAGATGCTAAGATAGAAGATAGATTACTAACCTACGAAAGGCTATAACATGGCGATTGATATGAGTCAATATCGGAGACGACGAGGCTCCAGTGCATCACAAAGCGGTGCTTCATCTGACAGGACTATTTCAACGGATAACGTGATGAGTGGGCTTCGTGATTCTGCTAATAAGTCTAGTGGAGGTGGGGGCGAAACAAATTATGCTACCGCAATGGCTGGAGCTGGGCTTGTGGCTGGGGCTATAGGCATGGGAATAAACCAAAACATAGCCAAAGCAAAGATTAAACAGCTTCAAATCAATTTACGATTACAGCAGGAGAAGCGAGCAAACGTTCAACAGCTTGGACAGATTGATATTGCCGACCAAATGGGGCTAGCCTTATCGAATCGTTTACAAGGGGCGTTACAAATGGGGGGTAGTAATTCAGAAGTTTACGCTCAAGAAGGGCGTAACATGAACTTTAGTTTGCGTTCACAGTTGCACGAGATGTTGGTACAAGAAGTACAAACGCAAAACGAGATTTACTCTGCACAGTTTGCAAAGAAAGCTCAATTATGGTCTGGCTTAGCAGACCTTGGTGCTGGTGCTGGTAAAGCAGTGGCTCAAGCAATGGCTGGCGGAGGAGCAGGCTAACATGGGAAGCAATCAACAATCACGCTGTACAGGCATCCAGTCGCAGATTTCACAAGGAAGTCCCAGCATCGGCGTAGCTCAATATCAGCAAGCCGATATGTCAGGCGTTATGAAGACAATCGGAGCTATTGAGAACCATATTAACCAAACGCAGGATGCGAATCGCCAAGTGGACTACACGGTGCTTGGAGAGAACCTCAAGGCTCAAGAAGCCCAAGACGCTCAAGTGCTGAACACAATAGACCCAAAAGGCTATGTCACCATACAGGGTGAAGAGCCTATGCTTTACAGCGATTATATTAAGCGTTCCACAGAAACAAAGCAGGGGTATCTCACAGGCTTTCAGAACACATGGAGTAGGAAACGTAATGATGCTATAGATGTAAGCACTCGTTCGATGTTGGAGTTATTGCCGTTGGATCAACAAAAGGCAATGAAAACCGCCGAGTTAAACTTGGCTCATATTCAGCTTGGCGAGAATCTAGCAAAAGTGGCAAGTATGTCAAACTTAGATTTGTCATTACAAGTAAATGCAATTCATAACGCAACAAAAACTGCCCCTCTGCCACAAGACAAAAGAAATCAGCTTGATTTTCAGTACATTGGCACTGCGGTTAAAAACAAATTGAGTCAGCATGACCAAATGATTCTTTCAGTAGAAACAGAAGCTTTAAAGTCATCTCAAGGCAACCAAGAACTTTATCAAAAAACAATGGATGCTTATTATAATTCAAAAAGTTATAACGATTACTTAGTAGATTTGAATACGTCTCTTGATGTAATACTAAACATACCAGCATTGAGTCAGTTGTCGATTGAGGCACAATCAAAGCTAGACGCACAGGGGCGACAGGCGTATGCGGAATCCGTCCAAGCACAAGCAAAGCAAGCACAAGGTATTATTCAGACGCAAACCAAAATGGCTTTACAGGCTGGCAGTAGTGCCACTAGCTTTGCTTTAAATGGCGGAAGTGGTGAAGCCATTATACAAACAAGGGCTAGTCTTCAAAAGATATTAGCAAGCCCTTATGTAGGCGCTCAAGAAAAAATACTTGTAAAGGAACAATTAGACCAACTTAATGAATCCGAAAAGCTAGGGAAAAGGCTACGAGAAAATCCGCTAGGCATTGACGTAAGTAAAATTAAAAACCCGAATGTGGCTCAAGATGTGCTTACCGCTCAAGATAGATTTAGAGCCGAGCAGATAAGATTAGAAGAAAAAAGAAAAGAGCAACAAGAGCGGATGAGCGACGTTGCTTACAAGGTTGGAACATCGTCTATTCAGACAGGGGTCTTGAGTACAGCGGATGCAATAGCTTTAGACCAAAATGGGTTATCTCGCAGTGAGTTTGTAAAGACGTATCAAATAATCCCTGTTGATCAAGAGACTTTTGAAAAACAGATGAGAAATGTGTCAACCAATGATAAGCAAGTTACAGGGCTTTACAACCATTATCAGGTTAAAATTGGGACTCCAGCTTATGATGCTTTTATGAGAACATACGGCAAGCTTTCAGGCATTACAGACCAACAAACGCTCCACTCCGTGATGAAGCTTTCAGACAGTCCACAGGAAGCCTTTTCCTATTTGCAAACCTACAGGATTTCACAAAAGTTTGACACCTTGTTTAAGGATGAGAAAAAGGGATTGATTGACGCACTGGTTACGGCAAATAACAATAACAAAAATGCCTTGTTGTTCAAGTCTACAAATATGCTCCCCCCTTCTGTTTTTAGCAATTTGGTTCTCGCCCAAACAGTTAAAGACGTTGGCGAAAATGGCGTGTTTAACAAAGATGGCAAATTACTTCCCACGTTTATAGACAAGTTCAAGTCTAACTACGATTCACTAGGGAATAAGTTTTTAAGCAAAGCAAAGAAAAACGCTCAAAGCTTAGAAGCCGTAGGCAGGGCTATTAGCACAGGGCAAAAAGTGAACATCCCCCAGTTTGGAAAGATTGGGTTTAGCTTAACTCAAAACTCAAGCGTGAAACAAAGCATCCCCACGATTGGGGCTTTAGCAAGCGTTAATCAGGTACTTGAAAAGACAGGGGCAAGTCGGTTGCTTATCAACTCGG